TCAAAAAATATCTCAGCAGTCTGTGGTCTAGATATATACTCTAAAAAGAATTCATTACTTGGAGCATTGTCCATATTAAACTTAGTCAATCCATGTAAAGAACCCTTGGAACCCCCTCCTCCTACTGTTCCTGATATGTCATAACTATCACAGCCAAATGCACCTAAGTGTTCGTTAACAGGATAGTATATACCATTACGCTTTTCTCTAAGGTTTGTTAATCTTTTTTCAGGAGTCCAACTAATCCTAAATCTTCCTCCTTGCTGAGGTGAGAATATTACCTCCGTATCTTTTATTCCATCCTTCCAAGTGAAGTTTCCTGATGTAACATGATGAGACTCAATGTTACCATCATTATAATCTATCTGTTCATTAATTTTAGTTAGATTAAATAAAGACTGCTTGCTCTCATTTCTAAATGCGTGAGATTCAGTTCTTGGAAACTGTCTGTAAAACTCATTAAGAGCAGAGGCATCTCCTTTAAGTGAGTCAACTTCTCCTTCCCAATACTCAACAGCACCTATGTCAATCATTTCATTATCAACTCCCAACACTGGTTTAGGAGGAGTATTGATAACAGGCATACCATATCTATCTATGAACCCCTCTAGGTTAAACTCCATAGGAATGAATATTTTATATAGCCCACTCTTAGTCTGACCGTTACTATTTCTTTTTGTCAGGTCAGAATCAAAGTACATATCCTTAAACTCTTTACCTCCCTTGTTCTGTGCGTTGACAGTTGAACCCATCATACACTTGCCTATAATCTTTTTACCTAACCTAAGACAAGTTTTTTGGACACGCCATGATTCTTTTATATCGTTAGGCTTTAAATATTTACCACTCTCATCGTGTACCAAATACTGTAATTTTTCACCATCATAAGAGTTGTTGTCTGTGTTCCTCCAATCTATTGTGGTATCCAAACCTTGTGTGTATTCACCATCATCTTCAATGGTCATATTTTTTTTAGTAATCTTTGCTGCTGGAATCCTGTAAGCTAATTCAGTTTTAGGTTTATCCATACCATCCATGATGGGCTTGAAGAAGAATGGCAGGTTTGTATTCATAGGTACAACCTTGTCAGTAAACATCTTCTTAGCATCAGCACCTGTCTTGGATACGATACCAATCCTAGCGTTCTTTGATATAGTTCCTATATCCACAGCATTTGAAGCAGACATAAAAGAAAATCCTGAACGCCTAATCTTAACATAGTTCATTCCGTAACTTCTATTGTCAGCCTGACAAGCAGCCCAGTAGATAAATAAAATTCTATTGGCTTCACGGAAGTCTGCATAACCCACATCAATCTTACACCACTGAAGATACATATAGTGTGAGCCTGTAATATAAGTAGGCTTGCCATTGTTAGCAAAGAATACTCCTCTCTCACGCCTATCAAATTCATTCTCCACATAAGGAACCCATAAATCCTTAAAATACTTTGGCTTATCGTTCCACTGAAATATTGTTTTAATTTGGTCTATTGCCTTAGGAGGAGAAGTTCTCTCCCAATATTGCTCACTCTTTTTTTTTGACCTAACAATAATTAACTTGTCCTTAGGATTAAACAGAGGTAACCCAATCCTTAGTCCTTGAATGTTATATATATCACCTACTTGACCTGTTTTAGATATAACAACTAAATCACTCTCTTTATCATACCCATACTTCCATAATCTCTTACCGTTCTTTATGGACAGCTCCCTCTTTGAAAGAAGGTGAGGTTCCGTGGTGTATAACTTATCTAGACTTTGACTCTGCAAATCCTGTTCCTTTAGTTGATATAGCCTTGCCACCATTTTCTTTAATAGCTTCAAGCATATTTTTTTCTTGCTCTATCCTGTTGAGTATTTCAAATGCATCAAATATTGCTAGTTTCTTTGTGGCTGCCGCATTCTTTAACCTGTCAGCAGCAAGAGCTTCTTCTTTTTCAGAAAGAGTTTCCTTGTCACCTGCCTTTTTAATTATACTTTCCTTTGCTACTTTAATTAGTTCCTTAACAGCTTGCTCACCTGCACTAATTATTTCGCCTTTCATTTTCTCAACATCCATAGTATTATATTTTTATTGTAATCATATGGTCATATACCCTATAATAAATCTCACTATCAATTATAAACTCGTACTCTGAGTCAGGAGCAAACTTAATCTCATCACCCCTTTTTAAGCCCTGTGAGAGCAGATAGTCATTTGGATGTGTTAACACCCCAGTTAATGGTTCGAGTCCATTAGAGCTGATGTATTTATCTTCTTTCATTTTAATAGGCTTAACGAAGCAGTATCTATCATATGCATACCATTCGTTATTCCTTTTGTACATATAGAACTGGTCAGGGTCAATTAAGAACAGGTCTTCCTTAAGGAAGGACTTACCGCTCTTGCGTCTACCCTTCATGTCATTGTAAAACTTAAATACATTATGGTGAACAAGTAGTATGTCTCCTACCTTTACTCCTGATGTATTACCTGTTAACGGCAAAGCCACAACCTCGGCATACCTATTGCTAAAATTATGGTCTTCTTCAGATGTAGATGTAATAATTTCTATTCCACCCATCTCTTTAGTGTTGTCATACCTGCGTCCGTCCACTGGTTTAACAAGATACTGATGTAATGGTCTCATTAAAATTCTATATTATATTCTACACTAACAGGCATTGAAGGTGTAAAACTTTTCCATAGGAATATACAACCATCGCTGTTGTCTTCTATGTAAATTTTATAAACACCTGCGTCCTGTTCAAACACAACAAGGTGAATTGTGTGTGAACCATGAAGGATATCCTGACCTACAACATAATGCATTGCTGTCTTATAATCCACACCAACGGCTATCTTCCTTATATCGTGCATTTTTATTATATTTATTTTTTTATCTTCTCAAATGAACGTCCTCCAAAGTACGCTCCTATAACTGTTATTAACACTAACTGTAATAAGTCTACCCACTTATCCTGAACGGTAAATCCTATCCACCCCGCATCTATAAAGACAAGCAGTACTGTGGATGTCACTAAAAATATTAAGACCATAGGTCTTACGTTCTTAGACAACCAAGAATCACTTTTCATATCTGCCTTCCAACGCTGAGTTATACCCTTTTCAAGCTCGACCTCCGAACTAACAATTAAGTCTTTCATCTTAATCTTTAATTCTTCCTTCTCTTCCTTAGTGGTTATAACCTCATCAATTATATCCGTAGCGTTACCAAGAAGACCTCCTATAATTTGTGTTATCCAACCTGCCATATCAAACCATATTCTTTTGTAGCATCAAAACTTGGACATTCTTTGTCCGAAAAATCCCTATGTCCGTGTATGGATGCCTGTGGAAATATATTTTTTAAAACTTCTAAGAGTAAAAGGATAGACTCCTTCTGCTCTTCTGTTCTGTTATCTTCAGGATTCATATCCTCATCACATCCCCCTGCATAGCATATCCCTATACTATCAGCGTTATGACCTGAGCAATGTGCTCCCTGTGTCTCTAATGGTCTACCTATCTCTATCTGACCATCTCTTTTTATAAAGTAATGATAGCCAATGCCTGACCAACCTCTTTCTAAATGCCATTCATTTACCATCGCAGCATCTACATACATATTGGGAGGTGTATCAGCACAATGGATTATTATTTCATTTATCTTTCTCATTTGTTTTGGTTATTTTTATCATTAAATAAGCCATAGTTAACAAACCTACCAGAATACCGATAATGCCGTTTGCCACCTCCATTTGTTCTGTGACCGAAATAGACATCAATTTAAAGTTCGCAAATGAAACAATACCTCCGCCCAATGTCGTTAAAATAGTCCTAAGATTTTCCATTATACCCACTCGTTATACCATTGTTTATTTTCTATTATATAATCTTCAACAGGCAGGTCATAATCACTTAAAATATCAACCGCAAAATCTTCATTAAAACTTGCTTCTGTTAATATTTCGCCCTCTTCATCGTATGTCGCTGCAATAGGCACATGACCAACTTCTCTAACTGTTATGCTTCCATCTACAATTTGAGCAGTATAAGTTGAGCCACTTGGATAATTACCATCTTCATCTTTTATAATGAAATCGCCTTTTATACTATCCCATTGTTTTTTGCTTATAAAACTTAATCTATATATCATTTTTTTATTCACTTATGGTTATAACTATTAGTTATTATATTATTTACTCTTGTTGTTTATATGTGTGTAATTGTTACACTTGTGTTAATGCTGCTAATTCGCTTATAAATGAAAGTTTGTTTACCATTGTTTTATACCGTTAAATTTATTACATTAAATGCATCTAATATCGCTAATATTATTCCTGATAGTATCACTACTGCAATTGCCTTGTGTACTAAGGGTATCATCACCTTGTGTACTAAGGGTACTATCTGCTCTATTAAAAGATACATTTTTTGTAATTTTTGACATATTAAATTGAAACTGTTTTGTAAATATTCATATCTTTATTTATTTTAACTTATGGTTATAACTATTAGTTATTATATTATTTACTCTTGTTGTTTATATGTGTGTAATTGTTACACTTGTGTTAATGCTGCTAATTCGCTTATAAATGAAAGTTTGTTTACCATTGTTTTATAC